GTGTTTTATCTATACCAAAAAAACGCCCACCTTTGCTTAAATTACACTTTTGGCACAATACCTGTAAATTCTCGTCATTATCGCTTCCACCTAGTCGCCTCGGTATTATGTGGTCAACGTGTAACTTTCCGTTATCTTGTCCGCATTGTTGACAACAGTAACTATCGCGCTTAAGTATCCTTTGCCTAATCTTTGACCATCGACTAGACGTACCATTATCAACAGCACTAGCCATTAGTGCCACCCCTTGTCTTTGAAGTGTTTCCATGCTAGGCAATAGTCGCCGTTATATCTGTGGTTTGTATATCTAATGCCCCAATCTATCTGGGTGTAACCATCTAGGTTCTTTAGCTTCTTGTTACGCAGCTGTGGTATTCCATAGTGTGATCCGTTAACAGCTCTACTATCGAACTTAGACTCAGCCATATACAGCGCGTATGCGCATTGGTATTGGCTGTCTTTAATGACTCGACTATGTAGATATAATTTAAACCTATCCTTACTTGCTTGACTATCAGCATAAGTCGGATTAGGTAGTGCGAACGCAATACATAGTGCGCCCGTTAGTAGTGCTCGCCGCGAACTACCCGGTCGCCCGGTTCGCGTCCAGCGAGTTGATCGTACCCAGCCAGTCAAGTACCGCGCAACATCGAGCGTGATCTTGGGCGATTCCCACAGGCTGTGGATAACTTTCTGTATCTGTGGATAACTATTCATTGCAGCCATGAGCTTCATCGTAGTTAAACGAACAGTAATAACAGCCCATATCATCGCCGCATTTGCGACAGGTGTATTTGAACATAATTTCATTACAGCATAATGCTAGGAAGCTGCTCGAGCTGATTCGGTAATACTTATTATCAAACGGCATTAGTCCTCATCTCGTATAGCTGCGACGATCCGCTCAACCAATGCGCCTTCGGCTAGGTTGTCGCACGTCTGGCAAACATGAATAGGCATGAACTTATGCTCGATCTCTTTGGCTATGACCTCGCGTAAATCTTGGAGAATAGTCCTCATTTCAGGATTGCTCATTTCTTATCCTTTCCCCAGCCCGTACCCTTAAAGATGACGGCTGGTGCGCTAAATACTCTTATCATGGGATAGCTACAACATAGTGGCGATAGATCGCCGTTTGATGGTATTGAGTGATTCATCTCGAGTTCGCCGCCGCATTGGTCGCAGCGATACAGGTAACTAGGCATTGGTTTCACCCACTAGGCAAACGCCCATCACGCCGCAAACCGTACACTCCAGCGTCTTAACGCCCGGCGGAAGTAAATCGGTCACTATGCGTTCGACTTGTAACGTTTCGCGCTTACAGCGCCTACACTCAAATTTCAATTTGTCCATAATTAGATTCCTTTAGATTGTCCATTGAGTTTAAATTGTGCTGGCTGACCCACCAGGAATTATCCTTGTCATGCTTAAACCGACTTGTCTTAGCTGATCGTATTGGAATCCAGCCCTTAACGTAATAGGTCGGAGATTCGCCTACGACTAGCACAGCTAAATCCTCGACTCGATCGCGCTCGCGTAGGATCAAGTGTCCATCTAGCCATTTCGTATGCTTGACTTCTATTCGGTTTCCAACATCGGCTCGAATCTTAAACTTATCTAGCTCAAGCTTAAAGTCCTTAATCCCGAACCATTTAGCGGCAGCAATTTCGGCACCCAGCGCCTCAGCTGTACGCCGAATCGACTCGTGGATATTGCCTCTAGCTGTCTGATCATGGAAGTAGTAATTTTCTACGCCTTTAGACTCGCAAAGGAAAGCCGCCGCAGCTGCTTGGATTTCCTCATCTGTCGTTAGCGTTATCTTTGTTATTCCCATATCGCACATGCCCGGTTATTGTCTGGACATACCCAGCCCTTGTATGGCTTTCCGACTTTAGTAACGCCCTCTTTGCGAATCATTACGCCATGAGAACAGGATCGCCCGGTAAGTATTCCGCCGATCTCAGCGACCGCTTGAGTCATATCCCATGGGTCATAAGAGCCATTAGGTAGCTCTTGCTTAGGTGCTGTCGTAACTGGTCGCTCGACCCGCTTCATTTCCTCAAGTGATGGTCGATTTTGATTCTCGCTAAACTTAGATAAACCGCCTGTGTGTAAGGCTCGACCTATTGCTGACGTCGATCCGTTCTCCAGCGGAAAGCGATTAGCTGATGATCTAATCTCCTCGGCAAAGTCTGTCGCAAATGGCAGCGGATCGCTTATCTCCTTGTAAATGTCAGTTTGGATTATGTAGCGAGTTCCGTCTTGAAATATGATCTTGACGTCGATACGACCGTTTGGATACTTAGCCCAGTATTTTTCAATTCGCTCAGCTACGGATTCGTAGCCTTCTAATGGGATCGCCATTATGAGTTACGAACGCGATCTGTTGCCCAGCGAAGCCCAGCGGCTCGACCACGGTTAAACCCGTCCTTGACGCCTTCTTTAAAGCCGACAGTCCAGCCGACTAAAAACCAGCCTACGCTAGCGAGTAATACAGCTCCCGCTAATTCCACTACTGTAAACATATTAGCTCCCGATTCCGGGTGCGACTTATTCGCTCCCTAGTTATAGGGTGAACTAAATGTCTGACAATTTCAAGCCTTACGCGTATTTAGCGGCGTGTCGAATTGCTTAAAAGCAAACTGTAAATCTCATCAACCCTATTTTCCAATCGCGAGATTTGGTCTTTCACGCTTGCTCCGGAGTTCGGGCGTAGCTCGCTTAGGTAGTATTTAACTAAATGTCTAATACCCGTCATAAATGCCACTAGGAGCGTGACTATTGCCACGCCCATAGCAGCCCAGCCGTTAGCGTTCACTTAGCCTTAGCCCCGAACGCCACGTCTTTAGGATTCGAGTAACGCATTAGAACGGGTACGATCCCGGCAAATAAACCCCACGCTAATTTCTTAGGATCGGTCTCGCCTGTCATATAAACCGCCAGCATGCCCGCGATCGCTGATCGCCCATAACTAGCACCTACCGCTTTTAGCTCTTTCATTACTTTTCTCCTAACCCCAGCGCCTTGATTAGCTCTGAGACTTTTTTTGGGCTTACGTTGATCTCGAAGTGCATTTCGTCGGGACGATTCTTATAATCGCCGCCCCAGAATAACCCGTACTTCTTAGCGAGTGCGCGAATCATTGGAACTTTTTCAGCTGGAAACGTCCCTATCTTTCCGAGAACGTGTTTAGTCGCGTTAAGGTCGATCGCCGTTCCGGACGCGTGATTGCTTAGACGATCAGTTGACCCGCGAACGTTACGAAATGCAAATCCCCAGTCGTCAAGCTGTCCGCCATCTAGCGGCTCAATCAGCTCGTTAAATTCTTTACAGAATCCCAGAATTAAGGGTGCGACAGCTTCAGCGCAGCGAATTTTTAATTGAGTCCCCGGTATTGCGTAGGACTTGACATGGATCGACTCAGGTTTAGCCGAAGCTTCCCAGCCGTTATAGCTGGTTAGTTTCATGACAGCAATAACGCCGCTTCGTCGGCTGTTATACCGAGTTTGATTAATAATTCAGCTTTAGCGGTTGCTTTATCTAATTTGGATTGAGCGTCTAATTCTTTTAAGTGATCGATTTCTAATTCGACTTCCTCGAGAGTTGGAGCTTTGCCTTCTAAAACGTCCCATTTAATTGTCGAATAATCCTCATTGATATAAGAAAATTCCGAAGTTGGACGAAGTGATTTAATTGCTGCCGATAGATAATCTTTTTCCATGATTAAGCTCCAATTTCCATTAGTACGATCGAGCTACCATAACCACTAGCTTGCCATGTTGAAGTCCCGCTGTTTGCCGTGTCGTTAATTCTGCCCTGTAACTTGTAAGTTGTCGCACTTGTAGTCGCTGGCGAATCCATATATATAATAGGAATTCGCGCATATCTATCTATTCTTGTCGCACCTGTTGCCGCTGATAAATCTATGAAAGCACTTGCATAACCTTGAATTATTGAAGCCCCGCGCATAAGTTGTCCACCCACGCCGCTTCCAGCACTATTTATTCCATGAGTTAAAACTCCATTTATTAAAACTAAAATTTGAGAGCTTGCCGATGTTGGTGTAATTGTCGCGGTAATTGTTGTATCAGTCATTGAAGTAGTCGCAATAGTTGTAGCTGTTGTGGTAATAGCGCTAACTACTTGTAAAACTTTACCGCCGCCGGCTGGTGCTGCCCATGTTGGAACGCCACCAGCTACGGTCAAAACGTTTCCAGTCGATCCAATTCCTAAACGTGTAAAAGTCCCTGAACCAGTTCCATAAATCACGTCGCCAGCTGTCGTGATAGTTGTAGCCATTGAGTTGGTAATAGTTACAGCGCCAGAAGTGCCACCGCCTGAGATACCTGTGCCAGCTGTAACAGCTGTAATATCGCCAACGTCATTAGTTATCCATGTGAAATCCATGTCGGCATTTGTAGCTTTAGACAGGATTTGACCGGTAGTGCCGCCCTTAAGATCAGCCATGGACGTATCGACCGCCTGACCAAATACTTCAAAATCAGCTGGTAAATCTGTGACTAAGTCTGTCGGCGTTGGCATTTGCCAGCCGAAGTTACTTGTTGGATTTGTCATATTTTCTCCTTATGCCACGACTAACGCGGTTTCCCACGTTAGCGATCCGGTTATAGTATTCCACGATTCCGCGATAGAAACTTGCTCCCACTTCATAGCTTGAAGCGAATAACTTATCGGCGAAAGATTAAGAGTGATAGCAATTTCGTTATAGGCAGCCTTAAACGTCCAGCCCTCGACGAATCCTAGAAACGTACCGGACGCCATGTTTGGCGGTAAGTCACTAATTCGTAGCGGTAAGCCCATAAATACGTTAATAAGCGAATTGCGATCCGCGTCGTCTAGCTCTGGATTTGTAAGCTGGTAAGTGATCGACGTAAAGTTTGCTTGCGGTGCAGCTCTTAGCGTTAAGTAGAAATCGGCTTGATCTTGCGCGTCGGCTTGATGTTT